AAGATGGCGCACACAGAGTATCTGCTATATGGTTACTACAGCAAAGAATGGATCCTAAAAATCCATTGTGGAAAAATGCTAAATTAAATGTTCAGTTTGTTAAGCAAGGTGTGGCGGAAGGCTCATTAGAAGAAGTAGACCGTAGAGGATTCTTAAAGGGCTTGGGTGCGGCGGCTGTGGGTGCTGGTGCGACTGGTGTTGCCAATGGCCAACAATTTACAAATCAAGACGAAAGAGATAAAAATACAATCGAAATAGCCAAAACTGCCGCACAATGTTCCGCATATTATTTTTTAGCATATGAAATTAGTAAAAATGAAAAATTTGCAAATAAAGGGGCTAAACTAAGTCAAATTGCTGGTAAGTATTTGGGACAACAAATTGCTGATAAAATACAAGATGAGTTGATATATAGAGAATATTCATTGTATACTAAATCTCCTAATCAATATATAGAACAATCATTAAAACCAGTAATTGTTAGCTGTGATAAATTATATGCCTCGCTTATTAAAGCAATGAATACCTCAAGATCAACTATGGAAAGCGTAAAGCAAGGTGTGGCGGAAGGTGCACAAGTTGATGGTAATCGTCCTGCAAAAGTATTAGCAAAAAATCTAAAAAAATTAACTAATATAGATTATGACACAGTTGATAGATTAATGAAAGCTATTTCTAAAAAATATAATTTAAGCAATGATGGTAAAGACTTACATGTTATGTTTGCTAAATTGTATGGGCATAATCCTGACTACTGGGTTAGAAAACAAAAAGGTCTAGCGGAAGGTGAACACGATGCCGAGTTTATTGACCACGAAGACAGTTTTTACAACATGGTAGACTTTGCTCATAAAGAGATGCGTAAAGGTAAATCATTAGAAGATATTATTAAATATTTGGTAGACAACAACTATCTTGGTTTCATGGAAGTCAATACATTTATAAAACAGATGCGTGGCGAGAAATGGAATGAAAGCGTAGCGGAAGCTGATAGCAAACACCCGGGTCTATGGGCTAATATTCATGCAAAACGTGAACGCATTAAACATGGTTCACATGAACACATGCGTAAGCCTGGTAGCAAAGGCGCGCCCACAGCACAAGCATTTAAAGACTCTGCAAAAACATCAAAGAACGAATCATCAATAATGAGTGGGGTAAAAAATGTTAGCAGATAAATTAAAAACATTATTAGGTAGTAGTTTTGTGCTTTACACTAAGACACATGGCTTTCATTGGAATATTGAAGGCCCTGACTTCCCACAATATCATGAATTCTTAAACACAATGTACGGTGAAGTATACGAAACAATTGATACTATTGCTGAACATATCAGAGCATTGGATACATATGCTCCTGGTAGCGTGGCAAGAATGCTTGAGTTAAGTATTATTGAAGAACAATATAAAATTCCACGTGCTGAGTTGATGTTGGCTGAATTATTAGAAAACAGCGAACAAATTATCGCATTAATTATTGAAGTGTTTGAAATTGCATCAGCACAAAATGCACAAGATATCGCTAATTACATGGCTGAATTACAAGCATTATATAACAAGAAGGCTTGGATGTTGCGTAGCACATTAAAAAAGGCACGTGCATAAAATGAGAGCTACCGATTTTGTTACAGAAATTGAACGCATTGGTAAATATGACTTTACTGGTGGTAAAGAGTTCTTAAAGGATCCGTACCACACTAAAAAAATTAATGGTAAAGATGTAAAACCATTACCAGGCGGTAGCGGATTCAACTACGCAATTTCTACCAACAGCACCCGCGGCGATTTAACTATTAATATGTTAGACAAATCAGGGACTGAGGTAATTGGTTCATTATTATTAGATTCTCACAAAAATAGTTTTCCTATTAGTAATGCATATAGCGTAAATGTTATTACAGTAGATGAAGATTATCGTAATCAAGGTATTGCAAAATCATTGTATGGCATTGCATTAACTATATTGAAAATTACGCTACTTGCCGGAACTAGCCAAACACCCGGTGGTAGAAAAAATTGGTTAAGTCTTGCTAACATACCTGGTGTTGAGATAAAAGGTTATGTTGTGCTAGATGAAGGTGAACTTAAAACTGATAGACAAGTAGATAAAAAACAGCATGATAAATTTGATATAGAAGCTATAAACAGACGAAATGCAAAAGCAGAAGAACGAATTAATGTATTGATGAGTAAATTAGGCGGGCAATATATAGGAACTGCAGGTCAAGATGAAATATATTTTACGTTTGATGTTACACCAGGAACCGCTGAGTTGAAACCTGCAGTCAAAACAAAATTGAGTGCATTGTATTACAGCGACTATCTTATGAATTATTATACTGGTTTATATGCAAGATGGACTGGTGGTTAAATGAGAGCCAAAGAATTTGTCATTGAGTATGTAAGTAATGCTGGTGCAGGTGCACCGCAAGGATGGACCGGCGATGAAATGTATCGCCATCTTGTAGAACTTGATGATTTAGAAGAAGGTTGGAAAGACTGGGTAGCAGGAGCCGCATTAGGTGCTGCCGCATTAGGTGGACATGCTAACGTTGATGCCAAGCCTATTCAAAATCAGCCTGGCGTTCATCAACATATAACTGCTAAAACAAAATCACCATCACAAGAATTAATCAAACAAGTACAGCAAAATAAAGTTACAAAAACTGCTACTCCAACTCAAGACCCACAAGCAGAAAAAATCTTATATCAAACTGCTACTAAGAGTGGATTAAAAGGTGATGAGTTAGCACAATTCATGGCTCAGGCTAAACATGAATCATGGAACTATGGTAGATTACAAGAAAAACCTGTAGGAGATGCTGACAAGTATTTTGCTAAAAAATACGATCCTACATATGCACCTAAAACTGCTAAGATTTTAGGTAACAAAAATAAGGGCGACGGAGCAAAGTATCATGGACGAGGTTTTATTCAATTAACAGGACGTGATAATTATAGAATGGCAAGTGATGCCTTAGGTATTGATTTATTAAGTCACCCTGAGTTAGCAGAAAAACCAGATGTTGCCGCAAAGATTGCAGTATGGTATTGGAATACAAGAGTTAAACCCAACGTTAGAAACTTTGGTGACACAGTTGAAGTTACTAAAAAAATAAACAATGCCATGTTTGGACTAGAAGATAGAATGGCAAACTTTTTAGATTACAAGAAACGTTTTGTATAAATATATCACAACATTAAAAAGGTTAAAAAATGAAGAAAATATTATTAGCAGTATCATTATTGATACTAAGCATTTCAACTAGTTATGCATGGACACAACGTGCTCCTCAAGACCCACAAACTTGTAAGGTACATTCACCATATGGTTTCCCGCAAACTGCTGGTGTAACTCCTATTTGCCGTCAAGCATATCTAGTAGGATATGATGCGGCAGCTAAGTTACCAAAGTATGTAACATACGAATTATTGCCACAAAACGCATTAGGTTGTGTTGCACGTACTAACGCATTTGCCGCGGATCAAAGCGTACCGAATGGTGCTACTCCAGGTGATTATGCGGCTACAGGATATGACAAGGGTCACATGGCTCCTGATGGTGATTTAAGTTGGGATCCACAAGTTGAATATGAATCATTCTTAATGACTAACATGAGTCCACAAGCTGGTTCATTGAATCGTGGTATTTGGAAATTACTTGAAACATCAGTACGTGGTTGGGCAGTACAACGTAACCAATCATATACAGTTATTGCAGGTGGTGTTTATGGTGCTGGCGACAAGACAATTGGTAAAGGTGTAGTTGTACCACATGGCTTCTATAAGATTGTTATCAATAATCAAACTAAAGAAATTGCAGGTTGGGCATTCCCACATGTAGCACCCTATCCTAACTTGGGCAATGACTTAACTAAATTTAGACTTCCAATTGCACAGATACAACAAACAGCAGGAGTACAATTTGCATTTCCGGCTGGTGCAGTTGAACTACAGCCTGGTAAAGAGTGGCCAGTAGACTTTGGAGCATTAACAAATGCTAAACGTGCAAAGTGCGGTGCTAACGCTAGTGACGATTGATCCTAATCAGTACCCCGTGTATCCAGAAGATGACGGGACTGATAGACCACGAAATCCTTATAGTCCGGTAGTTAAACAAGCAAAAATGTAATTTATAGCTAAATACATATATCAAAGGAATTTTATACACATGAGTACACATGCATTTACATCTGAATTATCAGCCAACTTTCCAACATTTGAAAATTGGCTAATAGAAAAAGTAGGCTCAGACATAGCCGCTACTATTCTTAAAAGCACACCTGACAACATATCCGTTGAATTTGGTAGCTTTTATGACTATTGGTTAAATGAGTTTAAGATAACTCACATTATCATGGATGAAGGAAAAGAACCTAATATTGTTTCTTACAAAAATTTATCCGCAGAACGTATTACATATGCGACAAATGTTGTAAATACTATTTCAACCGGAAAGGAATTAACATAATGACAATCAAGCACACTATTACATCGGAACTAACACCAGATCCAGAACACTATACTCAGTTAAACGACTGGGCGGCTCTTAAAACAGGCGACACAGCACGTGCAGACGAAATCTTTAGCACAACAAATGACGGCTCAAACGTTACTGAAGTGTTTAGTATTTTTTATGACGCATGGATGGTAGATCAAAAAATTATTCATTTAATTGAAAAAGAAGGTCAAGAGGCACAGACAATTTCTTATAAAGATATTACACCTGAGCGTCTTGCCTTTGTAAATGCAAACTTACATTTTTAATTTTTCATAAGAAAAATATAAACGTTCGTTACCATCTTTCTTAAATTCTAACAATTTAAGATTGTATTTTTCAGCAAATTCATTTGCGATTTCAAAGCTCCATGGAAATATGTCCACATAAGGCCCAGTCTTATGTGGTATTCCTGGATTTGCACGTACATAAAACTTGCCGCCCTGTTCAAGTAAATCAACACAATGACTAAATCGTGCTTCAATTTCATCACGGCTATTAAAGTTAATTGATCCTAATGCAATAATGTGGTCATGTTTGTACTTAACTTTATACTCTAATATATCAACTTCAAAATCTGCTTGATTGTTATAAGGATCAATACCAATTAAGTTCTGTATGCGACCCTTGAACGGGTGATACCCGCACCCCACATCTAAAACATTTTTGGGATTTTGTTTGTTAATTTCGTCAACCAATGCCCAACCTGTATAATCATAATCACCGGTACGTGGTTTCCAAATTTCAGCAAAAAAGCGATGTGTATACCTTTCACTTAAATCATTTACTATATCACGCAATGTCCCAATGTAGTCGCAAGGTAAACTTAATTCAGCTTCAATAGTATCTTTAAATTTGCGATATCTTGCTGGGGTCCACGGTAGTTTATCTACTAATGTATTTTCGTCAATGCTATCAGAAATTTTTTGATATTTGGATAAATTAAAGGCTAACTTTAAGTTTTCGGTGATAAGTTTGTAAATTTTAGTGTTCATGATATCTCTATAAATATTATATAACTGATATTTAACATGATTGCCGACGACAAAATAATTTTTATATTATACTATCCTGGTTGTTCAGGACGATTTATTTCTGCATTAGTAAATAAATTGTATAACCATGATGCAGACATTAAAATAACAAGAACAGCAGAAGTAATCAATAGGTCTACTGACAAATATTCAAACATTACTCAAATCACAAGTGATGAAACATTTAATGAAATATTATGGTATACTTATGGGGTTCATCCGGATTTAAAAATAAAAATGGATGATATTCTTTCTAAAATGGAACTTAATTATCCTTCATATCCAGTACCTATTGAATTACACATTATAGATATAGAGTATATGATGAACAAGTTTCCCAATTCAAAATTTATAATATCATTCCCTATGATTGAAAAAGAGGTAGAAACTGCACATTCATTGTTTACCAATAAACGTTACCTGTTTAATCCTGAAGTTGGTAAAAATTGGATAATAGGTCAACATCCAAAAAGAATAGAAAAACTTTGTGAAAATTCTACTAATAACTTATTGCAATTTAGATTGTTTGATATTTTTAATTACGACAAGGTTGATGAAAATTTAAATAAGTTAATTGATTTTTTACAGATATCAGATGATTATAAAGAACAGTGTAAGGAATTTTATATTAGATACTTAAAATCTCACGAAATGCTTAAAATTTTCCCCAATCTTTAAAATTTTTAAAAAATTAGATAAATATTTTGTGTGTAGTAACATTTTATAAATAAGTATAGAATTTCTCGCACGTACATAAAAATTTAAGGAGATAATTTATGTTTTCATCAAAAGAGTTTGTTAAGACTATTGTTAAAGACAACCAAGCGTTGTTCCAAGCTAGTCAACACAATGTAAAAGCGTATTTTGACAGCAAGCCTGCTCAAGAAGAATTAGTAGAACACTTTGTTGGCCGTATGGTCAATGAGCGTATGAACATGGTTGAAATTGCTCAAGCAATCGCTACTATGCCTGCTGACACAGATCCAGTTGAGTTATCATTATTAACAAAACAAGCAATGGATGAGGCAAATCACTTCCGTATGGTTAAGGAAGTTATTGAACACATTCAAGGTAGCCCAGTTGATGTTGAAGCCGCTATTGCCGCTGAAGCCGCAAAGCCAACAGCTAAAGGTGCTGGTCTATTAGCTAAGTACAATGCAGAAACTGATCCAGTTGCACTAGCTGCCTATCAATTGGTTGCTGAAGGTCGTGCAGAAGCTGTTTGGAACACAATGGCTGATTGTATTGAAGATGGTTTCATCAGCAGTTCATATCGCAAGATTGCTAAAGATGAAGGCTTCCACAGCAACATCGGTGCTCGTAAATTAGAGCAATTAGTTACTGAAGAAAATGCAAGTCAAGTACAAGCATTGGTATCAGCAATGCGTAAAGATTTGTATGAAATTTCATGCAAAAATACCGTAGCCGCTGAAGCAGGTAAAGAGTTAGTAGCAGACGCATACGGATGGTAATTTGAAAATAGCTCTAAGCCAACGCATTATTAAGTTTAGAGGCAGAGCGTATGATTCAATCGAACACGGGTGGTACTCGTATTTGAAAGAGCATACGCTCTTTTTTGTCCCTAATAGATTAGACCAAAACTTTAAGGCAATTGCCGATGAAGTTGATTGTTTTATTATTACTGGTGGCGATGATAGATTAATAAGACGCACGACAGAATTAAAACTAGCAACACAAATGATGTTACAGCAAAAACCTATACTAGGTGTATGTCATGGTTGCTTTTTACTGACTGATACTTTAGGTGGAACTGTGTCTAAGAAAGAAGGACACAGTGGTGGAATAACACATAAAGTAACTTATAAAGGACAAGAATTTGATGTTAATAGTTTTCATGGACTAAACATTAAATTACCACAAGCAAGTGCTACAGTTTTAGCACGTGATGTAGACGGTGATTGTGAAGCATGGATTGATGGAAATGTTGCAGGCGTAGTATGGCACCCTGAAAGAACTGAAGACCATTGGCTACCAGATGAAATACAAAACTTAATGAAATTTTAATGGATTATATACACTACATACCCTATTTGTTAGCAGGCACAATATATGGTTTTATCTTTGGGATAATTCCAATTGCAGGGGCTACCACAGGCTTGCTAACAATATATGCATTCATTGATTATTTTCGTGCTGATCCATACTCATTGGTAGTGTTCACTACTGCGTTAGTGATATCATCTAGTATTGGTGATTTGTTTGCAAGTGTAGTAATGAACATACCCGGTGGTGGCGGAAGTGCCGCAACTATGGTAGATGGATTTCCATTAGCCAAACGAGGTGAGGGCGCAAGAGCATTAAGTGCTAGTATCTTTAGCGCATGTGGTCAAGGTTTATTATGGGGTATATTAGTGTTTGCATTCTTACCCTACTATGCAAATGTTGTGTTATATTTTGGTATACCTGAAATGTTATGCTTTATATTACTTGCATTGACAACAGTTACATTTGTAAATAACAAATATTGGTTTAGGGGTTTATTGGGGGTTGCCTTAGGATTGTTTTTAGGACTAGTTGGCACCGATCCAGTTACCAATGCCGAACGTTTTACAGGTGGTTGGTTTTATCTTGCACATGGTATACAAGTGCTACCATTATTGTCAGGACTATTAGCAATGCCTGAAATATTAGAGGCGCTATTCAAAAAAGCAGAATTTACTCCGCAATCAAATAATATCATTAGTCAAATGTATCAGGGTGCAAAAGATGCGTGGCGTTATCGTTGGGATAGTATGCGTTCAGGATTAATAGGTGGATTCATTGGATTGTTGCCAGGTGTAGGTGGTGCCGTAGTAGATTGGATAGCATATAGTCAAACAGTTGCGGCAGGGAAAAATGATACTACTAAATTTGGTGATGGTAATATCAGGGGTGTAGTAGGTGCAGAAGGAGCTAACATGGCTCAAAAGTCAACTGCATACGTTCCTACTATATTGTTTGGTGTGCCAGCGGCACCATTTGAAGTTATCGTTATGAGTTTGTTTATGTATGTTGGATTAGAAATGGGTAGTCCTACATTACTTGCTGATCCAAAATTCTTTCATGCACTAAACTATAGTTTCATATTAAGTTTAACAATAACATTCTTTATAAGTTTATTGTTTATACGTTGGGCTACATTATTAACACGTGTGCCAGTAATGTATTATTTTGTTCCATTAATTGCACTAATCTTTTGGAGTTGTGCTGAGTACACCGGGGGTTGGGAAGATTATGCTATGTTGATTTTTTGTACGGTGTTAGGATTGGTACTTAAATACTTCAAGATTAGTAGAGCATGTGTACTTATTGGATTTGTACTAAGCCCACGTATTGAATTGGTAGGTAAGCAATTCTTTACTATATATCAACTTGAAGAAATATTACATCATCCAATTGCAATTGGATTATTAATTGCTACATTTATTTCCATATTGTATGGGGTATTTTTTAGCAAAACAAAACTTAACTATTATTGAGGAAAATTATGAAAAAGTTATTATTGTCGTTATTACTAGCTAGTGGGTTAGCACATGCTGATTATACATTTGTTGTACCACAAGAACCTGGTGCAGGTACAAGTGTATGGACAAGTATTGTTGCACACGAATTAGAAAAGAAACTAGGTGAAAAAATTGTTATTCAACATATCCCCGGTGCAAGAGATATCCCAGGGGCAAACAAATTTCAAGATACATTGAGATTTGATAACAAAACTGTTATGGTTGCACACGGTGGTAATGCCGAAAGTTATCTAGTAGAAGATGTTCGCTATGACTATAAAGATTGGGAAGCAATTGGTGCAATGAATATTACGATTGAAACTGTACGTAGAACAGACCGTGATGTTTATCAAGACTTACGTTTTGCCGCAGGTTCAGGAAACAATCCTGATATGTTGGCTATGACATTATTATTGTGCGGTGAACTACCTAACATAGAAGCATATGCACAATGTTACAATAATAAAAACGTAAAATTTATTCCTGGCATGAATGCAGGTGAACGTAGATTATCACTTGCTAGAGGTGAATTAACTGCTATGCGTGAAACACCTAGTGCTTACTTAAAGTTCTTTACTACTATACCTAACGTTGGTCCATGGTTCAATGAAGGTATATTAAACATTAAAACAGGTAAAGTAGTTGCCGATCCTAACTTCCCTAAAGAACAATTTTTTGAGGAAGCATACAAAGCTAAGTGGGGTAAGTATCCTAAGGGTGAATTGTATGACACATATATGTTGGTAAAGAACTGGCGTGATGTCCTACAAAAGAGTTTGTGGGTAAACAAGGGCAATCCTAATGCCGACAAATTGCGTAAAGCTCTAAAAGAAATGTTAGCTGATAAAGAATCAATGGAAATCATTGAAAAAGATAACGGCAAATATGAATTCTTAGTTGGTTCACAAGTTAACGATGCTATGAAATATTTAGAAAAATTGACTACAAAGAAAGCATTAAAGAATTTAGTATGGTGGAACAGTACTGTGTTCAAACAAAACGCTATTTATAAAGACAGTATAGCAAGTATCGCAAAATGAAATATATATTTGTAGCCGGTGCTCCTGGCAGTAAGTGGAGTTCAGTAACTAAAAACATCTACTATAGTCCTGACATTGACAACAGCGACTATAGTGATGAACGTACATATTATCACGATGCTAGTGGTAAAATGGACTTGATGCATTTAGGTGCGTACTTTGATCCAGGCATGGAGTTTGGTAGTTTTTTTGATAACATTAAAAATTATCCCAAAGATAAATGTGAGGCAGAGTTTGATAGGCCCTTTAAAGGAAAAGGCATTCGCATTATTAAAAGTCATGTGTTTGCAAATAATATTGAATTCTTAAAAATGTATTGGCCTGAATGTCCTATAATTTTAGTGCATCGTCCTGATGATGCTTGTTTAGGATGGTGGGTAAAGTGCGGTCACTTTGATATCACATATCCTAGTTATGCAGGTTATTACAAAAACTTAAAAACAATGGCAACTATCATCAAAGAACAAAATCAAGGTATTGTTAATGCCATGTTAACGTATAAGGGTTCAGCACCACTAACAAATCATGCATTATGTAAGTTGTTAAAGATTGATTTACCTCCTAAAGAATATTTCCAAGATTATGGACAATCTGATGTAAGAGTTACATTGATATGAAGCAGTTATTGATTATTACCGGGCCGCAAGGTTCTGGTAATCATTTATTCAGTAAAATATTTGCACTACACAAAGATGTTTATGCTTGGGATAAGTTACTAGAACAATACTGGGACCCTCATGATAATGAACCCTTTGCACAATATTGGAACGATCCAACTCTTTTATTAGAAAAAGATTGGAGTACACATGATTATTATGTGACAAGTATCAGTTGCCCTTATGCTAACAAAGGTGTGGTATCAATACCCAAGTATAAAGAGTTTATAGAAACTTTGAACAAATTAAATATTGAAGTTAAAATAGGAATTATAGGCAGAGACAAAAACATCATTAAATATCAACAAGAGCGTGTAAGAGATAGATATAGCTATCCTGATTTTCAAACAGAATTAGATTATCTAAACACACTTGACCCCGTCTATCTGAGCCATGAATTGTTATATCTATATAAGGATAAATACATTAAGAGTTTAAGTAAGCAATTAAATTTTCCGATATCATATGATAATCGGATAGACAAAATATTAGAAAATGATTCTAATAAAAAATATTTTAATGCAGTAGAACGTCAAGAACTAGATATTCTTGTACGTAAAGTAAGCGGATTAGGAGAATAAAATGACAACAAGTAGTTGGGAAACAAGAAAAGCACTAAGCAAGTACCACTTTGATAATTTCAAAATGGATAATAATTATGATACGGTAATCAGATTGGGAACTATCAAGGGAGATTGGTCTAGTGAATTAAAGACTATTATTGACAATAGCAAATCGGCTACTTGGGAAACACGTGGGTATAAAGGCGAGGGTGTAATGGCACCGCGTGAAGATTCACTCGCAGAAGAATATGATTTAGAAAAAACAGGATATGGGAAAGACTATAAGATTACACATCTTAATTGGAACATTCCGCCGGTACTAAAAGAAATGAGTAACTTATTTGGCCTTGATGATTGCATGGAACGTATACATGTACAGATGCCCGGCGAAGTTTGGAACTTGCACCTAGACAAATTAGAAAAATGGGCTCCTGAAGAACCATGGCGTATTATGCGTATAATGATTCAATTAACAGATTGGGAACAAGGACATTTTTGGAGTTATGGTAATTACAATTTTAGTCAATGGCGTGCAGGAGATGTTACTACATTTGATTGGAAGAATGTACCACACAGCACAGCAAACGCAGGACATAACCCAAGAGTTACATTTCAGTTGACTGGTGTAGTTACAGAAAAGACTACTGAATTCATAAATAGATTAAAGAGATTTAATACATATTCTCTTAATTTATATGAAACTAACTGATTTTCAAATACACAGCCACAAAAAACTAGACAATATACTCATCAAATTATGTGAAATGATTGTTGAAGGGCAAAAGAAGGATAGCGACTATTACGGCTATGTAGGTAGTTGCATACTTGACCCTGACAATAACACCGTATACGCAGTAAATTATTACAATGATGGTTACACTAGAGTACATGCTGAACGTGCCGCTATTGAAAAATACGAAGCTAAACATGGTAAAGTTCCAGAGGGTAGCATATGTATTACAACACTAAGCCCATGCAGTACATATCACAATAAAATGGCTGATAAACGTGAAGGCGATAGTTGCACAGATTTAATAAATCATAGCAATATTAGGAAAGTTTATTGTGGATATGTTGACCCCACTGAAGATGAGACAGAAGCCTATAAACATAAAAAATATCATATTGAAGAAACACGCAATGAAAAAATACGTGAGTTGTGCAAAGTGTTTCAGAAGTGGGCAATCGCACTTATATAAGAACACCTACCTTAGGACCTTCGGGTTGCGGTGTGGCCGGCTGCTGGCCCGAGGAGATAGGAGTCGTGCCCGAAGTACTCGAAAGTGAGCATTTTTTGATAAATACTGATATGAAAAAATTACTTATAATCCTAGCTGTTTCTTGTTTAACAGCATGTAGCACGGTACAATCAGTAAAAGATATGATTCCTAGCTTTTGGGACGACAATCAAAGCAAAGTAGTAACTGATTTACAACTTTATTCAAGACGCCTTGATTGCAGTAAACCATTACAGCCACAACTAGAGTCTATTGAAATACCATTGCAATGGTTGACTATATACAGTCAAACTAAAAACACCAAAGATGTATTAAAACTAACAACTACGTTTACTACCACATACGGTGAATTTAAAGATAGAGTTAATGCAGGACCCGTAAGTCCTTTATATTGTGATATAAAACAAAAACTGTTTGTACAACAAGCAGACATGATAGCAAAAGCCGTTCAAGGGAGATTTTAAATGTCAGACGCACTAAATCAAGTAGTAGGTTCAGGTCAACAATGGGCGGCAGCACGTGCCCAATATGCACTGCAAGTAAGACAAGCACTAGAGCAAGGTCAAATTCAACCTGCCGAAGCAAAAGAAATCTTATTAGATTTAATCAATACTGAAAAATTAGATGCCGAATCCGCAGACATGCAATTACGTTCTGCATTGGTTTTTGGCGTAATGGAAATCGTTTCATTCTTAGGGTAATATGAAGATACATCAAGTTATCAATGAATCCGCAGCCAGTGATTTGGTAAAAACCTTGCCATCTCTGCAAAAACACAAGTATGATACCATCGATACATTGATAAGAAAAATTTCTAATAGACATGGTATAAGTACCAAAGAATTGTACGATTATTTTAAAAAGAAATATAATACCCCTGATAGTTTTATTAAACACAAACTTGATGAAGATGATGACTTAAATCATGACCCCGTAATGCAAAAGTTTATTAAATGGACAGCAGGTAGATTACATCTAAACACAATACCCAAAATTATTTTTAGTAACGATACCAAAGATGCCCAAGACAATCATCACACTGGATCACATGTTCAAGGTAGTAATGAAATTTGGGTATACGTAAAAAATCGTAACATGGTAGACATCATGCGTACAATATTTCATGAAATGGTTCATTGCCGTCAGGGCGAATTGGGCATGATTGGCCCAAACGATAGTTACCCGGGTAGCCCAATTGAAGTTATGGCTGACATGCTTGCCGGTAAATACATCAAGATATTTGGTAGAGAACATCACGAAATTTTCCAATAACGGTAACCTAATTTCGCAAAAAGTTTGACTTTGTTGCACAACTGTCGTATAATAAGTACTTCTTTATAGGAGTTTATATGGCAGCAAGAATGTTTAGCGGTGACCAAAAGATTAAACTAACCCAACTTATCAACGAAGGCATGGCAGTCATGCAAGAAGTTGAAACACTCAACGAAGGGTTATCAGATACAGTAAAAGCAATTGCAGAAGAACTAGAAGTAAAACCTAGTGTACTTAAAAAAGCAATTCGTATCGCACACAAGGCAAGTCTTACACAGACAAACGCCGACAACGAAGAATTAAACACAATCTTAGAAACAGTGGGTAAAACACTTTGAGTTATGTGGATGCGATACATAGCAGGGATAACGATAGAATTTTCGTAGTTGAACGTGGTAGTGACGGTAAACGTTACTACAACGAGTATCCTGCTAATTATGTATTTTATTATCCCGACAACAAGGGTAAATACCGTAGCATCTATGGAGATCCCTTATCACGTTTTAGTACTAGAAAACGCCAAGAGTTTGAAAAAGAAAAACGCATTCATTCAAATAAACCACTCTTTGAAAGTGACGTTAATGTAGTGTTTCGTTGTCTAAGCGAAAACTATCTTAAAGTAGATGCGCCCAAACTACACACATGTTTTTTTGACATTGAAGTAGACTTTGATCCTGAAAAGGGTTTTAGTCCTACAAGCGATCCATTTAATCCAGTAACTGCTATCAGTATGTATTTGGATTGGCAAGACTTGTTGGTAACATTAGTTATTCCGCCAAAGAGCATGAGTAGTGAAACTGCACAAGAAACTGTAAGTCAATTTGAAAACACTATTATTTTCAATAACGAAAAAGACATGTTTGATACATTTTTTCAGTTGATTGAAGATGCTGATGTGTTGACTGGTTGGAATTCAGAAGGCTATGATATACCTTACATGGTCAATCGTGTTACACGTGTGATGAGTAAAGACGATACACGTAAGTTTTGTTTATTGGGACAACTTCCCAAACCACGTGCATACGAACGTTTTGGTAAAGAAGAACAAACGTATGATTTAGTTGGTCGCATTCACATGGACTATCTACAACTCTACAAGAAGTACAACTACGAAAGTCGCCATAGCTATAAACTAGATGCTATTGGTGAAATGGAAGTAGGAGAAAACAAGACACAATACGAAGGTACTCTTGACCAATTGTATAACAAAGACTTCAAAACATTTGTTGAATACAATCGTCAGGATACTATGTTGTTAGTTAAAATTCACAATAAACTTAAATTCTTAGAACTGGCTAATCAATTAGCGCATGAGAATACAGTATTACTGCCAACAGTAATGGGTAGTGTAGCTATGATTGAAATGGCAATTTTCAATGAGGCACACGAACGAGGTTTAGTAGTTCCAGACAAAAAAAGGAGAAGTGAACATGAAGATGAACAACAAGCGGCAGGTGCCTATGTTGCTACGCCCAAAAGAGGAATGCATGAATGGGTCGGTGCAGTCGATATCAACTCGCTCTATCCCTCGGTTATTAGGGCCCTCAACATGGCAGGAGAAACAATCGTCGGTCAAGTTAGGCAAACTCTTACAGCCCAATACATGAAAGAAAAGGGTTTACGATTAGCCCAAGAAAAGAAAAGATATAAAGACGGTGATGATGAGGTGGGTGGTGCTATCTTGTGGGAAGGTTTATTTGGCTGTTTAGAATATACTGCTATTATGAACCAAGAACGTGGCACTACATTGATTATTGACTATGAAGATGGTCGTAGCGAAGAATATAGTGCGGCTGAGATATGGAAAATGATTTTTGACAGTCATAGACCATGGATGTTGAGTGCGAACGGTACAATTTTTACCAATGAAAAAGAGGGTATTGTACCTGGCTTATTAACACGCTGGTATAGTGATAGAAAAGCAATGCAGAAAAAACTCAAAGAGGCAACGACCAGTGACGATAGAGAATACTGGGACAAAAGACAACTGGTTCGTAAGATTTTGCTTAACTCTGCATATGGCGCACTATTGAATGAACATTGCCGTTTCTATGATAAACGCATAGGACAAAGTGTTACATTAAGTGGTCGCCAAATCGTTCGTCACATGATGAGCCAAATCAATCAAACTGTGACTGGCGAATACACACATGAAGGAGAAGCAATTGTTTACGGTGATACTGATAGCTGTTATTTTACTGCGTTTCCATCGCTTAAAGAACAAATAGCAAGTGGTGAATTAACTTGGGATAAAGAAACCTGTATTGGTTTATATGATAGTATTGCTGACGAGGCTAATGCTAGTTTTCCTGCATTTATGGAACGTGCATTTCATGCACCACGTAAGAATGGTGAAATTATCAAAGCTGGTCGTGAGTTGATCGGTGATCGTAGCATCTTTATTACAAAAAAACGTTATGCTATCAATATCTTTGATAAAGAGGGTAAGCGTAAAGACAAAGACGGTAAGCAAGGCGATATCAAAGCTATGGGTCTTGACTTGAAACGTGCTGATACGCCTAAATATGTTCAGGAATTCTTAATGGACGTACTGGCTATGGTTATACAACAAGGTAAAGGTCGTGACGAAGTTATTGAACTTGTTAAGAAGTTTAAACGTGAATTATCTATGCGTCCAGCATGGACGAAAGGTAGTCCTAAATCAGTCAACAAACTAACCATGTATGGTGAAAAGGAAGCCAATAGTAAAAAAGGTCGTGAAAACATGCCCGGTCATGTTCGTGCGGCACTGAACTATAATTATTTACGTAGAGTCAATAGTGACCAGTATAGTCAAAAAATTGTTGATGGTATGAAGGTTATTGTTTGTAAACTTAAACCCAACGCACTTGGCTTTACGAGTATTGCTTATCCAACAGATGAGTTAAGACTTCCTGCATGGTTCACAGAATTACCATTTGATGATGATGAAATGGAAAAAACATTGGTCGATGAAAAGATTGATAATTTGTTAGGCGTGTTAGATTGGGACTTGCGTTCCAGTACAAACACAAAATCAACATTTGATGATTTATTTACGTTTGGTTAAATTGATACTTGACTTGTGTAATATATTCCATCATAATACACATAATAACTACCTAAATAAAGTAGTATACTTAAAGGAAAAACATGAAAGATTATTTAAAAGATTTAATTGACCATACATATGGTCTAGGTGACATTGAACTTATTAAAGTTACAGGTACTGATACTGAAACTAAAATCAATGCAATGACTGAGAACAAAAACGTTATCATCAGTGGTACGTTTAAGGGTCCTATTGCTGACTTTATTGGTGTGTTTGGTATGCCTAACTTAGGTAAGTTAAAAACTATTATTGGTTTTGAGGAATATGATAATACAAGTATTATTAATGTTACTCGCACCAACAAAAACAACGAAGACATTCCTAGTACAATTCACTTTGAAACAAATACAGGTGACTTTGTAAATGACTATCGTTTAATGCTTAAAAGTGTAGTATTAGAGAAGGTTAAAGATGTAGCTTTTAAAGGTACTACATGGAACGTAGAGTTTCAACCAATGGTTACAAATATCTTGCGTTTGAAAAAACAACAACAGGCTAATACTGAAGAAGAAAACTTTCTTGCTAAAACTGAAAACGGTGACTTAAAGATTTACTTTGGTGATCCAAGCACACATAGTGGTAACTTTGTGTTTCATCCAGGTGTCACAGGTACGCTAAGTAAACCATGGTTATGGCCCGTAAAACAATTTATTAGTATCTTAGATTTAGTTGGCGACAAAACTGTACGCATTAGTGATGCAGGTGTAACTGAGATTGTAGTTGACAGTGGTCTTGCAGTTTATACTTATTTACTTCCAGCAAATACAAAATGATTGACTACGTATACGGTGGCGAGTTCATGCAAGTGACTAGTAATAAGGGGGCGACTCCTTATATCAATACTACTAATCCCATTACTGGCATGATGGCATTTGATGGTCCTAGTCAAAGTATGAAAGTCTTTGATGGTAGTAGTTGGATGACTGTTGGTGGGGGTAGTGCCCAAGTTAATCTATCAGCAAATGCTATTACTATACTTAAGTGGGCTGAGAAAAAGATGCAAGAAGAAAATGAACTAGCAAGTTTATGTGAAAAGCATCCTACTATCAAAGATATCGTTAGTCAAATGAATAATGATATAGCTAACTATAAAAATAAAATTGACATGGTTAAAATCTTAATTAAAGAAGAAGAAAAAATTGGAACAAATTAATTTATCGGCGGCACACAGTAACGATTGGGCATTGTTCTTACCTGCAGTCAGTAGTTTTTATATTGCTGGCTTAGGTAAGCAACGTGAGGGTGAAAATTATTTTGAACAGTCACGTATCCCCGCGGGATTTAATGGTGATGTTGAAAAACTAAACTTTCTTAATAGCAAAGAAGGTCTATACTATTATAAGTGGGGACTATACTCTGCTGGTCATGCTAATTTAGATACAACAGTTGATGACCATAACGAAAGTATCATTCGCAAACGTGAACAAGGTACTTTCATGTTAGGTGATAGTGGTGGGTTTCAGATTCTTAAGTGTCAATGGCCTGCTGACTGGAAGGATCCCAACTGTCCTCGTGCCATGAAAAAGCGCAAGGCTGTATTGAACTGGATGGACACATACATGGACTATGGTATGTGTTTAGATATTCCTTCACAATCATTAACTACATTTCACATCAAAGACCCAAAAACAGGAACTAGTGCCCACGGTATCAGTACTATTGAAGAGGCTATAGCCGCTACACATATTAATAATGAGTATTTTATTAATAATCGTAACGGCAACTGCAAATTTTTAAATGTATTGCAAGGTCGCAATCATACTCAAAGTAACGATTGGTATGAGGAAATGAAAAAGTATTGTGACCCAAATATCTATCCAGACAATCATTTCAATGGTTGGGCATTTGGTGGACAAAACAAGATTGACATTCACTTGATGCTAAAGAGGTTGGTTGGTATTATTCACGATGGTTTACTGCAAGAAGGTAAGCATGACTTGATTCATTGTTTGGGTACAAGTATTTTAGAGTATGCAGTATTGTTTACTGATATTCAAAAAGCTGTACGTAAGTATCATAACCCAAAACTTCAAATTACATTTGACTGTGCAAGCCCATTCTTTAGTGCGGCTAAAGGTCTTGCATATTTCAATAACAGTATTGAACATGACAAAAAATGGTCATACAGTATGGAAAAGACCGCTGAGAAAAAAAGTTATGCAAATGACACACGCAAGTTTAGAGATGGTGTTTTGCAAGACGGTATCCATAAGTTGTTTACAGATAGTCCTGTAACTGATATAATGCTTATGAAAGATTTATGTTATCGTGGTCAAGGTTTTATTGGTCAGCACGGCAAAGAAACTAAGACAAGTTGGGACACATTAAGTTACACTCTATTGCAAAGTCATAACGTATACCAGCACATTAGTGCAGTACAAGAGGCTAATCGTAGATATGAACAAGGCGTTGTTCCCAAAATGATTGTACATAAATTTGAAGGTGATAGGTTCTTTACAGATTTGGTTGATGAGATTTTTTCAAAGAAAACTAAACAGGAGTCATTAGATTTGATTGACTATCATAGTAACTATTGGAAACAATTTCAAAGTGGCAGTCAAGGTATTAGTGGTAAAAAAACAGTTAATGCTATGACTATGTTTGACCAGTTATTTGAAGTTAAAAATCAATCTGAGGTTGAAGAAACTATTGAAGATAGTGATGATATTATGTTAGAAGTTTTAGGAGATTGATATGTATTCACAACGAATTGCATTTTTAGAAGATAGTTTACGTTTGATTGAAGAACGTATGGAGAAAGGTGATACATCTTTAGTTGATGAAAAAGTCAAATATCAGAAAGAATTATCACGTGTGCGTAAACTTCAATGGGAACATGACCATGAATCAATAGACTTAGATAGGGATTATTAAAATGGATAGCCAAGTACAACTAGCATTATTTGAAAAACGTCAACGTATTGCACAGGAAGCAAAGCGTATGATTTTTGTAACTTTTCAAAAGGAAGGCATTCATTGCTATCCAGCGGCGGCAACAGACCCAGCACTTGCAACAGGTGATGAGTATGATGTTAGCTTTTTAGGAACTCCACATCGTCACATCTTTCACTTTAATGTGGCGATTGAAGTATTTCACAACGACAGGGATATTGAGTTTATTCAATTTAAACGTTGGCTTGAGAATCAATACTCTCAAGGCATCTTAGAGTTGAATTACAAAAGTTGTGAAATGATTAGTGATGACCTCTATGAAGTCATTGCTAGTAGATATCCCGACCGTAATATCGAGATTACTGTTTCAGAAGACGGTGAGAACGGTGCTACAATTTATTACAATTTAACAAAACCTTATCAACAACTATCCATTTAAAGGAAATTATAATGGCAAAGCAACAACAATTTAACTCCAACAATCGTGTTCGTCAAATCTTTAACGACCTAGAAAAATATCTAGAGTTTTGTGTAGAGTACGGATATCGTTATAACGAGGCTGAATTGTATAGCCCACGTAGCTATGTCTATCGTCAATATACTAAATTGATGAATGACAAGCCTGTAAAAAATCAGTGGGAAGAGAATCGTAGACCATAATGCGTAAATTATATTACATGGGCCTTGAGCCTTATAAAGCACGATACACTCTACAATTACAAGAGTGGAATCGTACTGTATTTGAACGTAGGGATATTGACTATGTTATTGTCCCTGGCGAAACACTAAGTAATGACCAAGCAATCGTTACTGGGCAAGTATTAGATGCACATGGTCGTACATACTACGGTATGTCGCAACTAATGAATCTAATCAAAATGATGAAAGCAGGGGAACTATCAAGTGATGATGTTATATATTTTGAAGACATGTTTCAGCCAGGAATCGAAAGTCTTCCTTACATACTTAATCAGATTGATGCTAATATGCGCCCTAGGATATATGTCCGCTGTCTTGCTCAATCAATCGATCCGGATGATTTTGTACATGTATGGGGTATGAGTGAATTCATGGGTCACTATGAAAAAATGGTTGATTCATTTGTTGACGGTGTACTTGCTACTAACGAAGAAATGGTAATGCACATGAAAATTGCAGGTTGGAGGTCTCCAATTTACAATATCAGCGGATTGGCATTTGGTAAAGATGAAGTTCGCAGTCGTGTAGAAGGTCCATTAAGACCATTTAATGAGCGCACATTTCGTGTGGGTTTTGCCGCACGTTGGGATCAGGAAAAACAACCTGACTTCTATATGGACTTGATTGAATTATGGCACGAACGTCATCCTGGACAAAAACTTGAGTTTGCAATTTTTAGTGGTAGTAAACTAAAATCTAACAATGATAGTTATATGGCACGTACCAGAAGTTTGCAAGAACGTGGACTATTAACTATCTATGAGGACCTAGAAAAAAATGATTATTACAATCTTCTTAACAACACTCGCCTGCTGTTTAATTGCGCTTTACAGGACTGGGTCAGTAACACAGCATCGGAGGCAGATACTCTTGGGTGTAATGTTCTTTATCCTGCTTATAGAAGTTTTCCCGAAACTTTTGCTAATGACAATGAGCGTCTTTATGTACCCTGGTCTTTAGAAGATGCATTAAGTAAGTTAGAAAAACTTATTCGTAAACCACACCCTAACATGGGTAAGATTAGTGCCCGTAATGATAGCACTATCGATAGAATCTGTGATATACTTGAAGGGAAAGGTGAAGACATGTTACGCATGACTACCGATTATAGGAAGTATACACGTGAAGCCAAATTTTAATAGGAGATAGAAATGGCAAATCAATTAGACAAGTTAGAAAAAGTAAATGAATCATTCACCGTTAATCGTTACGATAACGGATTTATGGTTGAGTTTAGTGGTCGTGATGATGACAACGATTGGAAGAATTGTAAAATTCTTTGTACTTCACAAGAACAATTGTTTGATGTTATCAATGAATATCTAAGTAAAGAATTGGACAATTAATCATGGCAACTTGGGAACTATCCACTTTATATAAAAAATCTGCGATTGAGAAATCATTTTGGTATAAGGATGGTCAAGTTGCCATTCGTACTGAAGGTTATCGCTGGGGCACATTTACTATAGAATCAGACACTATGCCTGATGTTGACTTAAACAATCCTGATGAGTTTGAGTTAGATAGTGATTGGGAGTTGGTATCATTAGATGATGGGTGTTGGGCTGAGTGGGAATGGCCTGATGACATGGACGAAGAAGAACAAGAACGTCTTGAAGAAATTTGGGACGAAAACTATTACGAAGGTCTTGAAGAAGAAGGCTGGTCACAAGATGACACAGAATACTTTTTTCAAGGTCCACTTAAGTTAGTAAATCTAGACACTGGTGAAGAGTTTGAAGGTGAAGAAGATTCAGTAACAATAGAAACAACTTTTACCGTTAACGATAAAGTAAATGAACCTGCAGCCTGGCCTTTTCTTGATGAAGAAACAGATAAAACAGAAGTAGATAGTAATTGGCCTTTTCCTAGTGGTACAAAGCCATAATGATAAATAAAAGTATGCGACACAAAGGTTGCATACTTTTCAAAAATAACATCCGTGTAAGGAAGGATACATATGTCATATAACAAAACGAAAACCGACCCTGAGTTAGGTCAAAAAGTACATCAGCACTTGGTAGCTATGGGAGTAGAAACTCCTACATTTCAAACTGCATTGGATCGTAAAGACAAAATTGCAGAAATCGAAAAAAGTTTTAGCCATATCATGCAAGTATTAGGTCTAGACCTAAGTGATGATAGCTTGATGGAAACACCCAAGCGTGTTGCTAAAATGTACGTTAACGAAATTTTCTGGGGATTAGATTATGATGCATTTCCAAAGTGTACGACTGTCGATAACAAGATGC